CTTCGTTAGCCATAAGACTTTCAGTACCACGTGCTTTAACCTCTAAGTCGCCTTTAATATCAGGATCAAAGTCAAACTGCATATTAAAACGAAATAGTCCCTCCCCTAAAGGCCGTAGTAAGTAATCGTCAATGTTCTTAACAACAGACTTAATACTACCTTGTGCCGCACCCATAAGCATTGATATGCCTGAAGCTGTACGCCCTACTCCTGTAACACCTGTTTGTCCATGAGCAAAGCTAGGAAAGCCAGTGCTTTCATCTGCCAGTACCCGTGCCTTGTCAAACAGTTGTAAGTTTTCTCCTGAGACATTAGGAAACTTTGTACCAAAGATTGCCTGACCCGGTGCGCCACCTTGACGCCTAAACACTTTACCGGGGTACAAAGATAAGTCTTGTCCCGGTACTAAGTTAGTTTCGTCAATCTCAATCAGTAGGTTGCCAGACAGTACGGCATTATCTACAGCCATACGCATAAAGCCATTCATAAGAGTTTGTGTGTCATCCATATTCTCAGCAATACCTACGCCAAAGAAACTGTAAGGGTTTAACTCATAGGGTGCTGCATGATAAGGAATACGTGCAGGTTTAAAGGGATTGATTACCATACGCAGTAGTTTGTTATTACAAATCCAAACGTTAGCCTGTAGCTCATCTACTTCACTAAGCTCTGATGGTATGTCTACCCCTTGCTCTTCAAGTAAAGAAACATCTACCGTACCCCAATACTCAAGTACTTCATAGCGTTCTACACCATGTTCAGGTGAGTAATCAGAAAGATCATCTTCCCAAGATTCTTTATTATAGTTTTCGCCTAACTCAATAGCGTCATCAATTACACTGCTACGAAAGAATGGGCGGCGTTTAAGTTGACGCAGTTGTGAACGTGACATCTTATGACGTTCAATAATGTACTGTGCCTCATCCATGTTGTTAGCATCTGGATCAGGGTAAAAGTTCCACACAGATACATGAGATACCTGTGGTACTGTTTTAATAATAGGATCGTAGTTACCTTCATCGTCCCACTGTGGATACTCTTTATCTACAGCAAATGGACCCTTCATTACACCTGTACCAAACAGTGCCATTTCAAATGCAGTGTTACGTAAATGCTTACTTGCGTTTGATTCTTCTAACTGATCCTGTATCTTCTTCTGCATTTTCTTTGCAGCTATCATTGCAGGACTAAATGTAACGGCGGTAGGTGTTTTACCTATTCCTTTTCTTAGTCCATCAATGTCTTTTAGTTTATCTTTAAGGGGGCCAAGCATATCACCAAGTGTTCTAGCTGTTGCACCTTTAGGTAAGTCTTTACCATCTCCACGAAAGCCATAAGGATTTATAGCCTTGTCTACTTCCGATTCTTTAATTTGATCAGGTTCTGCAGGGTCAAAGTTAACGTCTGCAACTACACCCTCTGGCATTTCCGTAGGATCAACCGTAAGGGGAAACTTGTTATTAGCAAACATTACAGACTCTAACTGCTGATAGGCAGCAAGTGTTTTTGTTTTGGTTACTTTAATAAATACCCTAGACTTCTCAGCTTCTGTAAACTGTACGTCAGGTCCGTATATACCACGGTAGTTTCTATAGGCATCCAACCAACGTTGCTCGTCTTGTTGACGGTAATCTTCCGCACGTTTGTAGCGCCCTATAATATAAGGAATAATGTTATTAGTTTTAGCATCGTCTACAGAGGACTCATCCGTATCTTCTAATACTATTGACTCGTCTTCAATAAATGTGTTATCTTCTTCCATTTAGGTTTCCTTAATATCCGAATTTAGAATCTGCTACTGGCATACTATTTGCGGGAGTACCCCGACTGTCAAAGTCCCATACGCTAAACCGTGGTCGTGACATGATACCATATCTTAGAGCATCATACAAGTGGTCTTCTGAGTGTGTATCTACATCTTCTGGATTTTTTTTATCCAGTGGTATTGCAGGTAGTTGTGATATTGTTTCAGTACAAGTATTAAAAAATACTAATCTTGATTCTTCCGTAAACTCATCTACCTGTAAGCGTCTGTGTATTTCGTTCTTACCTGCTACACGTGAGCCTTTGCTTCTGTCTGATGGACGCCAACGACATCCCCGCATGATCATTTGTTCTGCCAGAGATGGACCAGTATCACCACGTTTATGCCACAAAGAACTATCAAGCACCCCATAACGCATGTTTCCATCACCTGCCTCTAACTCAAGTACCATGTCAGCTAGGTCAACCGCAAGAACCTTTGATACGTATAACTCTCTGTATACTACCAATTGCTCACTAGGACTAACCGCAAACCATAAGACGCCTGTGTAACTTCCGTATCCATAGTCACAAGACCTAAACTTAACCCAGTTATTAGGGATGTCAAAGGGTTCAACTACGTGTGTCTTTCTTTCAAACTCTGTAAAGGCTGCGCCTTCTTTAATATCCCAATCACCATCTAGTAACTGTCTTCGTTGTTGTTCTGGTAACGATAGAAGCATTGCCTCGTAGTCACCGTGTTGAGATAGATAAGGATTGTCCTTTAGTCTTGCAGGTATAAACCTACGTTTGAATAATGGCCTTCCTGCTTTCTCATGTCCTGCAGGATACTTTAGTTGTTCTCCTGTCTCAATGTCTGTAGCTATGTATGATTTACCTGCAGGTGCAGGATCAATAAACATTTTCTTGACCCAGTGGTGTCCTCTTCCACCGGGGTTAGTCGTTGCCCTCATTGAAAGAGGAAGGTCAGGGTCTGCCGATCTCAATCGACTTCGCATGTAAGACCAAGCAAATGGTGTAGCCCACTGTGTAAGTTCGTCAAAGCCAATCCAACTAAACGCTAGACCTTGGTATCTTGTAACGTCCTGATCTTTGTCTAAGTAACTTAACCACAGTTTAGCACCTGATGGTGCAGTCCATTGCATCTTACGTTCTGACCACTTAATACCGGGCCAAATTTTAGGATACATCTCCTGTGACTTAGTAATTAATTCTCTTAGTTCTTCTGTAGTATGTCGTAGTAGTAAGCCTGAAAACGCAGGGTTGCCCATGTAGCGTAGTGGGTCAGCCAACATTGCGTAGCTCTTTCCACCCCCAGCACTGCCACCGTAGAGTACTTCACGTTCACTTGCCGCAAGAAAGTCTGTCTGTGGCCCAACGTTAGGTTTAAAGATTACATTGTATTCTTCTTCAACCTTATCGGTAAATGCCTCAAGTATTATTGCAGTACTAAGCTGCTCTTTCTTCGCCTTCGCTACTTGTGTTTTCTTTCGCACCGACTCTTTTGGCTTCGATTTCTTCCGCTTTGGCGATTGCCTTTTTTGCATAGTCTGCCCATCTGCGTAGGCTTCCAGCTTTGTTTTTTCTTTGTCGCTCATTGTCTAACCGTTTCTTTAATCCTACGTGTGAAATTGACCTACCTGTGTTTCTGGTAAGCCAGTTTGCTACTTCCCGATACGAATACTGTTTAATGTATTTCTTTGCTTGCTCTAGCATATCAAGTTCGTAGTCAATTGGCAAGAGTATTCTGCTATCTTCTGGGTCTAATTCATACCCATACGGAATTGTTCTTGCTACACGTGGGATTGAAACCCATATATTGTCTTCTTTTATGTCAGTTGGTTGGGGTAGTTTCCACATACCTACAGATTTAGTCATGTATTATTTTTTCTTTTTTAAATTATTAACAACAGTTACAGGGTTCATATATTTTTTTGTAGTTAAACCACCAGAACTCATTCTTAAACCATCACGTTCCATTTCATTTCGTATGGACATTTCTTCATTCATGTTATCTTCAGCCTGAGCTTCATTCTCTTCACGCTGTCTTTTTTGTGCTGCAGTTTCGTTTTTCTTTTTCTTTACTTTAGGTTTAACTACTTCCTTTTGAGCTTTCGCAACTGATTTTTTACCAAACTTTTTAATTGCGGCAGTCACACCTTTTTTTACTATAAAACTTATAATTGCTGCTATGGGTACTAGTGGTCCTGCCATAATTTTTCCTTTACTAATTTTCTAATCATTACAAGCACAGTCACTTATATTGTTTCCACATGCGCATGTCTCTTCTTCAACTGCTTTAGCTGGCATTAACATAACGCCACCCTTTGATTCTACCTGCAGCTTCTCTGTTTTAACAAGACCAGTACGATCTAGTAGTTCTTTTGCTGCAGCCATCTTGTCCCGTATGCCTAGTTCAGTAGGATCATACAAGGCACCTACCATAGCCATTGCAGCTTTAGGTACATTACGTGCTAGATAACTATGTGTTACGTCTAGTATCTCTTCTTTAAGACTATTAGTAATCTCTGTGTTAGTAGTATTGGCTGAGTAACCAGCCATGAGTTTAGCAGTGCCAATGTCTCCACCTGCCTCATCCATGAGGACTGCTAAAAACTTTTGCTGTCGTTCTGTTAACTCACGTGCCATATTACTTCCTTTACATGTTCTCGAAATGCGGCCCGTCTATGAACGGTCTACGTCCCTGACTGCGCCGTAGGTCAACGTACTTCATCATTGCATCTTCTGCAGTGCCGGGGTATGTACGAATGTCACCCTCTGACCATGCTGCACCCCACTTAACGGGAGTACCTAGTTCTTCTGCTGCAGCTTTCATTGCGTCACATAGATCATCATAGACGTTTAGTTCCCACACGCCTTTACCATCTACGTATGCCATCAAGTCTACTGCCTTACCTACAAGGTGGTTTGACTTCATAGTCTGTGACTTACCTGCCGCTACAAGTTTCTCTTGCTCTTCTACAGTACGCATACCGTAAATTACACCAAAGTCTACTTTAGTTAATTCAATTGCACGTTTGACTACAGCTACCAAGCTGCTGTCTACGCCTTCAAGTTTAGATAGGCTGCGTTCACTTAATTTAAAACTCACTGTTTATCTCCTACATTTCCTAAGTGCATACACGCTACAGTTATACCGTTATGTGTAATCATAATTTCTGCTTTTTCTCTTTGTTGTTCACATATATTTCTGCTATCATACACAGATAACTGAAAGTATTCAAGGGGCATACCTGAGATTAATTGTATCCAAACTAGTACCCACATTATTTCTTACCAAAGAATTTAGATACAGACCGCATACCAATGCTGGCACTTACAATTCCACCTAGTGAGTACTGATACCACGTTGGCATAACCTCTAATGCTAAAAAACCACGCTGCACAATCTCATTACCCCAATCGCCACAGAAGGCAAGTATCAAAGGTATTGAAAATAGTAGCGTGATCCATTCGTCTTTCCAGCTATTCTGTGTAGCCTTGATTGCCTCTATGTCCCAATCAATCTCACCTGTAGCTTG